GTGCAGGGGTGCATACCCCGTGAAACCGGGATCGCGGCGGGGTGCGCCCGAGGTGCGCGCGCGGTGGCTCCTGTGACGTGGCCGGATCCGACCGTGATCGCGGCGATCGCCACCGCGGTGGTGATGGTGATCGGATCGATCGTTGGCGGGGCGGTCACGATCTTGAAAGCCATTAAGGATCTCAAATCCACCACCTCGGAAAAGCTGGACGCGCAAACGCTGCAAGTACATGAGGCGAGAGTGCACGCGGAGAGCGCGGCGATCGGCACCGCGAGTAACGAGACCAAACTCGCCGAGATTCAGACCACCGCCGAGAAAACCGCGGCGCAAACGGACGGGCAAATGTCACGCATCCACACCGATCTCACGCGCGCGCTCGCGGAGAAAGACGTATTGCAACGGATGCTCTCCGAAACCACCACGTTGCTCGCGGCCGCGAACGCCTCGAAATCGGCCACCGTCACCACGGGCACGAGTCATCAAGCCGTCACCACGGGCGGGCGCCGCGAGGGCGATAAACCCGTGGCGGTCACGATCATCGAGAAGGGGTAACAGGGGTATGCGTGGACGAAAACCGATTCCCGCCGATCGGCGGTGGCTCACGGGCAATCCAGGCAAGCGCCCACTCGGCGAGGAATCCGCGCCCTCGGTGAGCGTCTCGCGGTTACTCACTCCGCCCGAGGCGCTCGCCGGGGATGCGGTGGCGATCGCGAAATGGCACGAGCGCGCGCGGCTCCTCCTCGCGAGCGGGCTCCTCACCGATCTCGATGATGACATCTTGATGCTCTACTGTCAGACGTGGAGCACGCTCGTGCACGCGCGCAAGCACCTCGTGCAAGCCGATGGCGAGTACGCGCTCCTCGAAAAAACGCGCCTCGGGAACGTGGTGCATAGTGCCTATCTCGCGATCGCCACCCGCGCCACCGAGCGCCTCAAATCGCTCGCGAACGAGTTGGGCATGACGCCGCAAGCGCGCTCGCGAGTCAAAACGCAAATCCCGCTCGTGCCTCCCGCCGATGAGTTCGGCGAGTTCGATGGCCCCGCGGCCCACTAACGCGATCGATGCGTATGCCGAGGCGGTGGTGCGGGGACGGATCCCCGCGGGCAAGTATCACCGTCTCGCGTGCGTGCGCCACCAACGGGATCGCGCCCGCGAGCGCGCGCGCACGTTTCCGTATCGCTTCGATCTCGCCCGGGCCGAGCGGTTTTTCCGATTCGCGGAGCGGCTCAAACACTACAAAGGCGAGTGGGCGGGCGCGCCGATCGTGTTGCAGGCTTATCAGCGATTCCGCCTCGGATCGTTATTCGCGTGGGTGCATCGCGAGACGGGGCTCCGCCGCTTTCGCACGCACTATAACGAGTTGCCTCGCAAGCAAGGCAAATCCTTAGAGGCGGGGATCGTCGCGCTCTATGTGACGTTTTTCGATGCCGAGCCCGGGGCAGAGGGATACACGATCGCGACAAAACGGGAGCAAGCCAAGATCGTGTTTAACGATGCGAAAAAGCTCGTGCTCTCCTCGGGATTGCGCTCGCGGATCGCGGTGCTCACGGGGAACCTCTCGCGCGAAGTGACCGCCCAAAAGCTCGAACCCCTCGGCGCGGATAAGGATTCGACGGATGGTCTCAACCCCCACTTGATCATCGTGGATGAGTTCCACGCGCAAAAGGATCGCGGGTTGATCGATGTGATGGAAACAGCGACGGGCGCGCGCCGTGAACCCGTGAATTTTCAGATCACCACCGCGGGTGATGATCCGATGAGCCCGTGCGGGGACCAACACGATTACGGGTGCAAGATCCTCGATGAGGTGCTCGAAGACGAAACCTTTTTCGCGTTCATCGCGCACGCGGATCCGGAGGATATCGAGGGCGATCGGTGGTTGTCCGAGGAGACCGCCCGTAAGGCGAATCCTAATTACGGGGTGTCAGTCAAACCCGAGGATCTCCGGGCGCTCGCCACAAAAGCGCGATTCATGCCGAGCGCCGCGAACGCCTACAAACAAAAGCGCCTCAATGTCTGGATTAACACCTCGGCGCCGTGGCTCTCGCTCGAAGGATGGCGCGCGGGGCAAACGGTGGCGCCGTGGCCCGCCGAGCGCCTCGCGCGGCGCAAATGTTGGATCGGGGTGGATCTCTCCTCCAAGATCGATTTAGCCGCGGTGGTGGCCGTGTTCCCCCCGCGCGCGGGCACGCGAACATGGGACGTGAAAGCATGGTGCTTCACACCCGAGGAGACGCTCGATGAGCGCGCCCTCCGCGATCGCGCCCCGTATCGGCGGTGGGAGGAGGCGGGATACTTGATCACCAATCCCGGGAATCGCCTCGATCAAAGCGCCATCCGCGATCACCTCAACGCGATCGATGCCGAGTACGACATCACACAAATCGGCTTCGATCCGTGGAACGCGGGGAACCTTGAACACGAACTCACGGCCGATGGATTCGAGGTGATCGAGATCCCGCAAACGATGCAGCAGATGAGCGCGGCCGCGAAAGAGCTAGAGGCGGATGTGCTCGATGGCCTCATCGATGCGAACGCCAATCCGCTCCTCACGTGGATGGTGAGCAACGCGGTGGTGATGAAAGACAACAAAGACAACATTTTTCCGGTCAAGAAAAAGAGCCGCGGGCGCATCGATGGAATCATTGCGATGTGCATGGCCCGCAAGCTCGCGATGGGGTATCAGGCGCCCGACAAACCGAAGTATCAAATCATGGTATTCGGGGGCGCGCCGAGCGGCGCGCGGATGGGATAGATGGCGCGCCCGCTCCGCTACCCCGAGCGTGTCTCTGCGCGGGTAGAAATCCGAGTCACCCCGGAGCAACGCCGCGCGCTCGATCAAGTCGCGCGGGAGACGCGCTCCCAAGTGAGCGGGGTGATTCGCGAGGCGATCAACGAGTACGTGGCCGATTACCGGGAGCGCAAGGTGTTTTGTCCGTACAAAACCCCCCGGTAGCCGGATACTGACTCCCTCACGCTTTCGTGGTGCCGTCTAGCTAACGGTTCATCACGTGCCGTCTTTGGGGGCCCGCTCTCTGTGCACAGCGGAGGGCGGGCCTATTTTTTTTGGAGGGGCTCGGTGAAACGCGCATACGCCACGCTCCAGATCAAGCGGCTCGCCGACGAACCCGACCACCGCGTACTCACCGGGATCGCGAGCACCCCCGAGCCCGATCGCCGCGGGGATGTGATCGAATTAGACGGGCTCACGTTCGCGAATCCCATCCCGCTCCTCCTCCACCACGATCGGGAAAAGCCGATCGGCACCGTCACGCTCAGCAAATCCGCGCGCGCGCTCCTCTTCGAAGCGGCGATCCCGCTCATCGAGAAAGCGGGCGCCCTCCGCGATCGCATCGAGGAGGCGCTCGATTCGGTGGCGCTCGGGTTGATCGGAGGCGTCTCGATCGGGTTCCGCACGTTCGAGGATGGGATCGAGTTCCTCAAGACGGGCGGGATCAAATTCACGAAAGCGGAAGTACTCGAACTCTCGCTCGTCACGATTCCCGCGAACGCCCGCGCCACGATCGAGCACGTGAAATCGTGGGATGCGGAGACTCTGGCCGCGTTTGGCCGCAACACTCCCGGCGATTCGGGATCGCTCCCGGTGGTTTCGCGCACAAAGGATGCGCCCGCTATGCCGCCTACCTTTGCCGAGCAGATTACCCAATGGTCGAATACGCGCGCGCCGAAAGCGGCCCGCGTGGCGGAACTCATGGAAAAAGCGCACGCCGCGGGCGTGACGCTCGATGCGGCTCAGAGCGAGGAGTACGACACGCTCACCGCCGAGATCCGGAGCATCGATACCCACCTCGGGCGCCTCCGCGAACAAGAGGCGATCGGGGTGGGTGCGGCCACGCGGATCGAGGTGCCCGCCAAACCCGAGGCGGGTGCGGCGCTTCGCGGTGGCACGCCGCAGAGCCCGGTAATCCAGGTGATCACGCGGAGCGAGCCCGGGATCCGCTTCGCGCGCTATGCGATGTGTTTGATCACCGCGAAGGGGTTCGCCCCCCAGGCGCTTGAGATCGCGAAAAACCGCTACCCCGATGACATGGGGATTCAGACGGTGCTGAAAGCGGCGGTTGCGGCGGGCACCACCACGGATCCCACGTGGGCGGGCGCGCTCATCGATTACACCAATTTCGCGGGCGATTTCATCGAGTATCTCCGCCCGCTCACCATCGTGGGGAAATTTGGGCAAGACGGGATCCCGAGCCTCACGCGGGTGCCGTTCAACGTCCGGATCATCGGGCAAACGAGCGGCGGATCGGGGTACTGGGTGGGACAGGGCAAAGCGAAGCCACTCACTAAGGTGGATTTCGCGCCCGTGACACTCGGGTGGGCCAAAGTGGCGAATATCGCGGTGATCACCGAGGAACTCGCGCGCTTCAACTCGCCCTCCGCGGAGACGCTCGTGCGCAACGCGCTCTCCGCGGCGCTCGTGGAACGCATCGATCGCGATTTCGTGGATCCCGCGAAAGCGGCCGTGGCGAATGTCTCGCCCGCCTCGATCACCAACGGGGTAACTCCGGTGGTGTCGGTGGGGACGGATGCCGCGGCGATCGCCGCGGATCTCGCGGGCCTCTTCGCTCCGTTCCTCGCCGCGAACAATCCGCCGAGTTCGGGCGTGTTCATCATGAGTTCCACGCTCGCCCTCAAGCTCTCGCTCGTCACGAACGCGGATGGCGTGCGCCTCTATCCCGATATCTCGATGATGGGCGGGCGCTTTATGGGCCTCCCCGTGATCACCTCCAACTATGTGGCCGCGAACGTGGTGATCCTCGTGAACGCGTCGGATATCTATCTCGCCGACGATGGCACCGTGACGATCGATGCAAGCCGCGAGGCGTCGCTCGAAATGAGCGATGCGCCCGCGGGCGATGCCGCGGCGGGGACGGGCGCCTCGCTCGTGTCCATGTTCCAAACGGATAGCGTGGCCCTCCGCGCCGAGCGGTTCATCAATTGGGCGAAGCGGCGCCCGTCGTCGGTGCAGTACCTCTCGGACGTGGATTGGACGGGCACCGAAACGCCGTAATCCATGAATCCCACCGCCTCGCGCACCGTGGTGGCGCTCCGCCCCTTCGTCTTTCGAGGGGTGGAGCGCCAGACGGATGATCGGTTCACCCTGAGCGCCCGCGATGCCGCATGGCTCGCCCATTACG